GATTTGGAACTTGAACCGTTCAGCATGGGAAGCTTCGCGGAGATCATTGGTTCTATGTTTATAGCTGGCAGCGTGCTACTGGTGTTTGTAGCCTATATTGATGGCCGTCTATTCTAGCTTTAACCCAGCTACTACCTTGGGACTTTAATCAGTCCCTTTTTTTATGCCTGAGTTTTGTGTTGGACCTGAATGCTTGGACTTGGATGGCCCCACCTAACGACACTTATGACAGGTTAGCGCATGGTCCTTAAACCTTTACCGTGCCTGGTATCGATTGATATTAATGACTGCTGAGATGGGTATAGCAACTTGGTAGTGGATATCTCTTGGCATATACACATCAACACATTCAAAACCATCAAACCAAGCAGAGAACCGCATAGGCAACCTGAGAGGCAGCACCCCCACCCCCAACTTCGGGGCAGTGGTTGCACTAGGATAACCACCCCATACACCGGAGCTATTTTTGGAACCTGATCAGCTAAAAGACCAGCAATATCATATAGTTGTATGCGAATTTAGGTCTTAGTAGTACCAGATTTGGGACTAGGTGTCGTATATTTGTAGCGTAAGGTATTGTTTTAGAAGGGAATAGACGTAACTAGGTGCAGAAGTGCAAGGTAGTATTAGGTTCTGAAGGATAAAAGAACCCCAGTAAAGACCTATAACAGATCTAAACTTGGTTCCTTTTACCCTTAGTCGCATTTAGGACTTCGGATAGTCTGCAATTAACGCTTTATGCAAACTCGACTGCCTTCTACTAGCGTGTAGTCCACCCCCTGTTCAGTCTTTAGAACTCAGATGCGCCGTGGGGTATCTTTTTGCGCTTTAAGTCTTGAGCGGTGAGGGAGGCTTTCGCCGGACATATCCTTCAAGACCGAGACCACTATGTACGCTATTGCATATAAAGATATATTTCTCTATATAAACTTTACTAAGTGATCACGATAAGTATACATTAACCTTTAGTAACCTGCATCTAAATTGTCATTTTTTTAGCGTTTTTTATTGCTATTTTGCATCTTTTTTGCTATATATTTTACAGCTCCGATTTTAGTCCCTATACTGTCTTGGTCGGCTACCCCTCTCTCAGGCCGACTGCTTCTCTCTAGCGTTCGCTAGGGGGAGGCATTAAAAATAACGGCTAGGAAATAATATGCGTTACCTACAAGATCCAGCCTTTATGAAAAGGGCTAATCTCTCAAAAGATAAAGCTCCAGTTATAGAAAACAGAAACGGCAGCGTTTCTACTCACAGAATGGCGGCAGAAAAGTACAAAGGGGAGTGGTACGCATTTCCAACAGTTGTACAGCAGAAAGACGGAAAGCTAAAAGAGTACGAAGATCCATTTAAAGCATTAAAAGCAAACCTGAAAGTGGGTAATGCCATGAGATTTGGCAAAGATAAAGATGCTGCTATAAAGTTTGCAAAAGGCGGGTACAAACAAGGTACTCCAATGGAAACAAACCCAATATTAAAAGCCTTGTCTAATAATGACGCTAACGCGCTGCTCGCATTCGCTCGCAGATAGGAATAGGTAAAGATATTGGAGCTTAGTGAGAATACGGGCATAACAATACCAATCAGAAACCTAGTGGCTATGATTGTTTTTACCTGTGTATCTACTATGGCTTACTTTAGCGTTCAAGAACGACTAAACATTTTAGAGCACGCCTTAGACAAGACGCAGATAGATATAAGCCAAAATAGTGAGTTTAGAGTAAAATGGCCGAGAGGTGAGCTAGGATCACTTCCTGCTGATGCTAGGCAAGATATGCTTTTAGAGTATATTAGTGATCAGCAACAAAAGCAAAACAGCTCTACTGAAAAGTTAGTAGAATCGATTACCGACTTAAAGCTACGTATAGCCGCCCTAGAGACTGGCGTAGAACTAAAAAGAAACTAAAGAGGTTGCCAGAGTAATGCTACAAGCTCTAATTGGCCCAGTATCTTCTCTATTGGAGAAGTTTATACCAGACAAAGATCTTCGCAGTAAGCTATCTCATGAGATCGCTACTATGGCGGAGAAGAACGCGCATGAGCAGATTAAAGCGCAGCTAGAAATCAACAAGACAGAAGCACAACACAACTCATTATTTGTTAGCGGCTGGCGACCTGCGGTAGGCTGGACTTGCTGTTTAGGTATGGCGGCTAACTTCTTAATTATCCCAATGACTAACTTTGCTTTAGCGTTGGCCTCATCTAACATATCAATCCCGTTAATAGATTTAGAAACTATGCTGCCAGTCTTGCTAGGAATGCTTGGGCTTGGTGGTATGCGTAGTTTTGAGAAATCTAAGGGCGTATCAAGGAAGTAATATGCAACTTGACAAGAAATTCACACCAGCAAACGTAATAACAGTAGTTTTAACAGTAGCCTTCGCGTTAATGGCGTGGCAGGATGTGAAAGGTCAAGTTGAGGTAAACTCCTCATCGATACATAAAGGTCAGATTGTAGCGGAAGAAATGAGAGATAATGTACACACACTAAAGGTTGATGTGGCTCTATTGAAGCAAGACTCAATCAATGCAGCGGCATCAAGAGAAGAGATTAAGGCTAACCAGGCTGAAATATTAAAATTATTACGGAGCAAATAATGATATTAGAAGAACTGCAAAAATTTAAAGAACTTGTTGAGCCTAGCGAATTTGAAAGAGTTTGCAATTTTGAGAGGGTTCAAATAGCTGCTGGGCTAACCGAGATAACTGAAGATCAAATTAAACAACTACTTGGCGAATAGTAAATGGCTTTAATTACTGATCTAATTACAAGAAAGCAAAGAAATACAATAGATCATAGCCGAGTTGCTTGTTTTTGCGATACCAGCTCACCTAATGCGCTTGCTCAATGTCAGGCGTATTATGCTGCCTATCCAGACTTAAATCCAAACCTTATATTTCAGTATGACTTATCTACTGCTGGCGCTAAAACAAGAGAGACTGCTTGGGAATTATGGGGAAAAGACTGGCACGATTTTATTGTGTCAAATAACATAGAAGGAATTTGCTGCAATCCAGAGTTTGATATTGACTCACCTCTATGGCCTGGGTATAGCGCTTTAAACGTATTGGGCGACATACTATCTTTAAGAAGAAGTATGTTAGTAATAAACCCACCAACTCCAGATGTTTTTAAATCTATTAGCCCAAGAGTTTCACCAACACCTTATAGTAATTCACAATACCCATATCAATTTGTTGGCTGGTACAATTTTGGCGGAATAAGACAAGATGGCCCCTTTCCTCCGCCTAACCCTTTTGTTCCTGAGTCTATAATTTCGGCTGAAGGAGATAACGCTTACGATTATACGATAACTGGAGTTGTTCCAGAAAACAAGAAATGGGATTATAGTGGAGGAATGCTTTCTGGGGAATGGGATTTTTCCAGAGATTATTTAGGGCAAAAAGTTATATATATTCCTACATGGCGGATAGGGTGGAAATCTGGCTCCCTGAACCCTTCAGAAATAACTACAGCAGAAATAACTGCTATGGTTGAAAGATCTAAATCTACAAAAGGAAGCATAAGCTCTAATATAGATAAACCAATAGTTACCAGCTCAAGACAAAGAGTTTCTAACAGATATTTTATTGGTCAGGCTATGTTTACAGATACTATATTTAAAGACTTAGGCTTTACAGATGTAAAATGGGGCTATTCTAAAGATCAAAGCGGAGTAAGTATATTAAACTCTTACAACACTAAGTTAAACACTAACAACTACGATCCAGATGAAACATCAAATACAAATGTACAGTTTACACTTGACAATATTGCTGGTACGGTTGGCAATCAGTACAGAGATTTAGGTCCAAACTATTTAGTAGAAGATAACTATAAATGGCACGCTCATAATACAAATACATTTCCTATGCCAGTGTTTACCTATGTAGGTGGGTGCTTAGTAAATATGAGTGTAAACACAAATGGTTCATGGTGCGATGGTGGAGCAGATGCTGTCTTTGATATACAAGATGGAGCTGTTTTGTTTGAAATGACATCTCATTTCTTGCAGTATGCTGGATGGGCTATAAAAAATGGAGCCTCAGCAGTTCATGGGTCTTATGTAGAGCCTTTCGCTCCACAGGTAAATAGCGGTGGAAACTTTGCATCAAATTTATTAAAAGGAAATCAGGTAGCAACTTCTGCTGTTTTTGGTATGTCTTCAACACCAAAAAATATAGAAGTTTGGGGGGACGGGTTAGCCGCTCCGTACTATTACGAATCAACAGAAGAAGAAGGTACAATGGAACATAAAAAAGCAATTACAATAGCTACAGCAACCCCAAATGACATAGCCGCAACAACAAAAGACACATTTGGTTATTATGGATTTGGTAGTACAAACCCTTACGCACAACGAGGAGGCGGCTCAGGAAGCGGAAGAAAATATAACTTCCTCTGGCTTCCTCCAGCATCTCCTAATGTTGGAACAATTTATAGTGCTAGGGGGGTTATATCTACAACCAGTATGTTCTTAGACTATGAGGCTGTTGCTGGAGATACTCAAGAAGATGTTGTTGACGGCATTCTTGCAAGCACTTATAACAACTCTGCCGAACTAGAAAATACGTTCTATTTTGAAAAGGTTATTGGCCCATCAGGAGGGGATTACGCTGGGCAATTTGGGATTCAAATTTCAGGAGCGGCAGAATATTTCTGGTCAGGAGCAATGAATCAAACCTTTGGTGTAGGAACTGTAAACCCCACAGGATGGCTTGCTTCTGGAGTTGAATGGCCAAAAGGTAAAGATATAGCTGGAGTAGACACGCTAGATAATTATTATGATAAAAATGGAAATATAGCGTTTCAGTTTGGCGTTGTCAATATAGCTTCGGCTGACAGGATGTGGTTTGTAGATGATACAACTGGATGGCCAAATGATACTGTTACAGGATTTATGCTTACAGGTATTGATGCAACTGACGCAGCTTCAGTTATTTCACAATATGAAGGAACAACACCTAAAATTGAAAAAATAACATTTAAAAATATTAGCTCACCAGGAGCAGGAATTGCAGATATTGTTTTAACAAGAGAAGACTTTTTGCCGTATGTATCTCAATATTCTATTTACCTGTTAGCCCCATTAAGCGGGGTTAATGGAGCTGCTTATAGAGCCCTACCATTTATTGCAAATAATAATTATGAGGCAACAATTGAGTTTTCTGCTTCAGACTTAGGATTTTCTAGCGGAGCAAATAAGTCAGTTATCTCACGATCAGTAATTTCACACAACACAGAATCATAAGGAAAGAACAATGGCTTCAGCAATATACATAGCATCAGGAATAACAGCAGCAACAGGAGCTGACTTTCCTTTGGACGCAGGATCTTCACGACTATTTTACTGTAAACCGGCATTAGGCTCTAACGAGGCTTTAACTTTAGACATTAAAAATGTTGACGGAACTTACACTCAGGTAGGCACTCTAGCAAACTCTAGCAACCAAGCTGGTACAGTTACAGCAACAGGTGCTGGGACAAGTACATTTAGAGTAAGTCGATCTACCGTTAGCCCAGCAAAGACTGTATACTTCGATTGATGATTAAACGACAAAAGAAAAGAAAGCTAACAAAGCAGCAGGATAAGTTTGTTGATCTTATGGCCCGTGGTTATCACGAAGGCCGAGATCCTACAAAGATGACTGTAATGGATGCTTTCCGTCTTGCGGGCTATGCGCCTGACAACGGTAACGCCTATCGCTTATACAAAGACCTAAAAGATATAATCAAAGAGCGAAGGGATGATCTGGTTGAAGAAAACCAGGTTGCCTCTTTAGCAACTAAGATTATTGAAGACATAATGGTTGATCCAGATAATCGACCAGAGATACGTTTAAAAGCGGCTCAAGATATTCTGCACAGAACAGGCCATGATAAGCCTAAAGAACTAAATGTTAACCAAACCGTATCAGACCTTTCTGATGCAGAACTTGATGAACAACTATCGGAACTGATTGAATCATCTACTAATGTCAAACAACTTAAACAAGGCTGAGAAAGAGAAGCTCCTTCAATTAATGAAGGAGAAAGAAGAGAGGATTCTATTTAATCAAATAGGACAATGGACTCCCTATGGCTGGCAGGAACTACTGTCTAATGCTACAGAGGAGAACAATCAGTGCTTGGCAATGGCGGGCAACAGGGTCGGTAAGACTTATACTGGAGCTAGAATTACCGCTTGTCACTTGACGGGTAAGTACCCAGACTGGTGGGAAGGCAAGCGATTTACCAAGCCTATTAACGCATGGGCAGCGGGTGCTAGTACAGTTACCACACGGGACATCTTGCAGAAAGAATTGCTAGGTGATCCTGTGAATCTATTAATGCGTGGCTCTGGGGCAATACCTAGAGATTGCATAGTTGATGTGGTCAGAAAGCCGCAGATACCTAATGCAGTAGAGAGTATTGTGGTTAAATTCCACAACGCCTTTGGTGTGCATATAGGCGAGTCAGTAATCTCGTTTAAGTCATACGAGATGGGTGAAGAGAAGTTCATGGGTTCTTCGCTTGACTGGATCTGGCTAGATGAGCAGCCAGCACAGAACATCTATACTCAGTGTTTGACAAGAACACTTGATAAGCGTGGGTTCGTTATGATGACGTTCACACCTGAAAGCGGTATGACACCTGTTATTCAGCAGTTTATGAATGATAGGAAGAAAGGTCAGTTTCTAGTACAAGCTGGTTGGGATGAGGCTCCTCACTTAGATGAAGATGCAAAAGAGCAGATCCTAGCCCAGTACCTCCCTAATGAGCGGGAGATGAGAACCAAAGGCCAGCCGGTATTTGGTAGAGGTATGGTATTCCCATACACTCTCGATAAACTTGTGGTCGAAGATTTTACAATACCCGCTCACTGGAATAGAATCTGTGGCATAGATTTTGGGTTTGATCACCCTACAGCTATTGTTTGGGGTGCAATAAACCCAGATAATGGCTGCTTTTACATTACAGACGAGTACAGAGAGTCTCGTCAAACAGCAACGCAACACGCTATAGCGATTAGAGCAAGAACAGTTCAGCCACCTATAGCTTGGCCGCACGATGGCAATAGAACATTTGATGGTGGTGATTCAATGGCGGTGCAGTACAGACAGGAAGGTGTAAACTTCTTGCCTGAGCATTTCACCAATCCACCAGACTTGTCGCAAACTAAAGGCGACATAAAGATAGCTCCAGGTATTACCGCTATTTCTCAAGCAATGGAAAAAGGGTTATTTAAAGTATTTCAAAGTTGTCAGTATTGGCAACAAGAGTATGGCGCATATCACTTTGGCGAGAACGGTAAAATTGTTGATAAAGCAGATGATTTAATGTCAGCAACTAGATACGCATTTCAAAGCCAGCGATGGGCAGAGCCAAGTAAAGATAAATCAAAAAGACAGCGCCCTTGGGAAACTAAGGAATCTAAAAGCAATTACAACTGGGTCACATAATGATCACAAACAAAGATTTACTGAGTACAATTAATTCCTATGAAGATAATGTTTCTGATCACATGGATAGCGATGCAGCGCAAACTCGTGCTGATTTACTTGATTACTATCTTGGTGAGTCTTACGGCAACGAAAGGGATGGCTACTCAAGTATTGTTACACGAGAGGTCTACCAGACCGTTGAGAATATTAAGGCAGATATAGCGGAGTTATTTGTAGCTGATGATGAGACTGTACGATTTGAACCAGAAGGTCCAGAGGATGTTGAAGCAGCACAGCAAGCTACTGACTACATTCGCTATGTATTTTATCGCCAAAACGATGGCTTCAGCAATATCATGGATAGTCTTATCGATGGTTTACTACAGCGTCAAGGTGTTATTAAGCGTTGGCGAGCTATGGAAGACTCTACAACCAGGCACTCGTTTGATGACATATCTCCGCAAGCATTCGAGCTACTTGAAGCTGATCCAGAAGTTGAAATCTCTGATTTTGAAGAATACTTAGATAGATTTACAGGTGAGATTACTTACTCTGGCAGCATGCTTCATACAGTAACTAAAAGCTCTACTCGTATTGAAGTTGTTCCTTCTGAAGAGTTTGGCATTGATCGTAACGCTACTACAGTACAAGAAGCTAGATTTGTTCGTCAGCGTAGTCAAAAGTCTAAAAGCGATCTGCTTGAGATGGATTTTGATGAGGCTAAAATTGACAAAGCGTCAACTTCTTCTGGTTACAATGAATATGATTCACCTGAGCGTATTGCTCGTAACTTCGATACAGATGATTACGATGGCGATGAGAACCAGATTGCAAACACTTACGACCTACATGAGATTTATATTCGTATAGACCGTGACGAAGATGGTTACGATGAATTGCTTAAAGTTTGCAAAATTGGTAACACAGTATTAAACGTCGAAGAAGTTGATGAAATTCCTTTTGAAATCTGGACTCCTATCCGTATGCCTCACAAGCTTACAGGTCTTTGCCCAGCGGATGCCGCAGCACCCATCCAAAAGATGAAGAGCACGCTTTGGCGTAACCAGCTAGACAATCAGTACAACCTGAATAACGGTCGTCCTGTGGTCGTAGAGGGCCAGGTAGACCTAGACTCAGTAATGAGCAGCAAGCCTGGAGCACCTTATTTAGTCAAGCATCCTAATGCTATCTCATTCCCAGGACAGCCTTCGTTTGGCGCTCATACCAACAATATGATGGGTATGGCTGATCAGATGCTAGAAAAGGATGTAGGGTCTACTGATAACTCGCTTAACCCAGACATTCTTAATGGCAACACAGCAGCGGGTGCAGTTAGCCAAGTATTGTCCAAGCGACAAGCTCGTATTCGTTTAATTGCTCGTGAGTACGGTGAATTCTTGCGTAAAGTCTTTATGGGCGTTTATGAGTTAGAGATTGCTCATGCAGATGACAAGTCTATCTTTAGATTAAACAATAAGTTTGTAGAGGTTGATCCTCGCACATGGAATGCTCGAAAAGACGTTACAGTCCTAGTTGGTTTGGGTAACGGCTCTAAAACTGAGCAATTGTTCCATATGCAGCAAACTATGCAGGCACAACAAACAATGGTATCGGCTGGTGGCTTAGGTGTTACTGTAATGCCGCATCAGATTGTACAGTTGCAAGAAGATATGGTAAGACTGTATGATAAGGCAGCATACGGGCGATACTTTACAGATCCTGGTCCAGAGTTTACCGGTCAGCCAGAAGGTCCGTCACCAGAGCAACAAGCGGCTATGCAAGCGCAGCAAGTGCAGACAGAAGCTGTTATGGCTCAAATTGAAATTGAGAAAGCTAAGATCGAGCTTGATAGAGCAGAACTTGAGCTTAAAGAGCAAGAGTTTATGCTTGAAGTTAAGAAGCATGAAGATGAGAACGAATTTAAAGTGGCTGAAATAAATCTGGAGGCACGCAGTGAGAGAGCAGTCAAGATTGGTAACTAGTCTACCTAGTGATAAGGCAGAACTAGATATAAGAATTCGGGTGGCAAATGCCTCCGCAAGGCTTATAGAAGACGAAGCAATACAGTTTATTTTCCAAGAAATGGAAGATAATTTGTACAGGGCTTTTTCTGGAGCATCAAGACCTGATCAGGTTGAGCATATCTGGAGAGAGGTTAAAGTAGTTAAGGCTTTAAAAGAGAATATGGAGTGGTATGCAAACCAACGAGAAAGCCTCGCCAAGCGAGCAAAGTGAAGAATATTTTATTGTGTCTAGTGAGTTAATTAACTGGATGCGAGCAATGGCTTTTACAAAGCTAACAATGAAAGACGTAGAGGGTGCTGTTGATGAGTTGTGGAATTGCCCAACAATTGAACAATACCTAAAACTAAAAGACGAACAAAAACCAAAGATTATTACTTAACAATTGAGGACAACGGGAAACCGACCCTTTGAGGAGATACAAATGTCAGACAATGAGAACAATTCTTCGGAACTCTCTAGTAACGAACCCATTACGCAGGATGCTGGAATAGAAGCAATTTTGGGCATGGTCAATCCTAAATCTAATTTAGGAGAAATTGAAAATGAACCTGTAGCTGAAGCGGAATCTGAAGAAGAATATTCTGAAGAAGAAGTGGACGAAAACTTGGATCAACTAGAAGAAGTTGAAACCGAAGATAGTGATGAAGGCGGAGAAGAAGAACTCTCTGGTGACATCGAGCTTGAAGACGGTGAATATGAATATCTAGTCAATGCACGCGAATTTCTTGTTGAAAATGGTCTTGACGACATTGAGAAGATTAAGAGCGGCGTTTTGATGCAAGGTGATTATACACGCAAGACTCAGGCGTTATCTGAAGAGCGAAACACTTTTGAGGCAGAGCGAGGAGCATCTCTTGAAGAAACAGCAAAGCTGTTAGAGTATGCACAAGCTATGGTTTACGGGCAAAAACCCACTCACACCACTCAAGAGTTAATAGCTTTAAAACAATCAGATCCTTACGCTTATGAACAGGCATTAGAGAATCGAGTTCTTTACGAACAAAAAGAACAAGAGATCAATGCTGTAGCCGCTCAAGTAAATGAGCAATACGAAGGTCAAAGATTACAAAACTTGCAAGCTGAGTCAGCCAAACAGGCTGAGTTATTAATTCAGTTAGAGCCAAGCTTTAGTGATACGAAAGTAGCTTCACAGAAAGTAGAAGTTATGACCGAGTACTTTGAAAGCATTGGTGGTAGCGCAGAAATGCTGTCTACTGTCACAGATGCCATTGTACTTAAAGTATTGCACGATGCTGCCATGGCTAGTAGCACTAAGAAGCAAGTAGAAGCAACTAAAAAGGCTCCTAAGAAAAAAGCTTCTAAGACTGTTCTAAGAAAAGGCGCGTCAGCGAGTCGAGCACAAAAACAGGCTGCTGCACAATCTAAAAAGTTTAAGAATGCCACACAAAATGATGGCTCTTTTTCAAGAGATTCTGCGGTAGATTTAATTCTCGATTCTTTTAAATAAATAGGTAAATTAACATGTCTACAATCGCATCAACCTCAGTGGTAGCATTAGATAATGCAAATAACATCCGTGAAGACTTAGGTAACGTAATTTTTAATGTTACTCCTTTCATGACTCCTTTCACTTCTGGTATCGCACAAACTCGCGCTACTGCTGATACTCATGAGTGGTTAACTGACACTTACGAAGACGCTATTGATACTAATGCTCGCGTTGAAGCAGGTCTTCCTCAAACCTCAACTGCCGGTACTACTCGTGTTCGTCTTGGTAACTTTATTCAAATTGCAGATAAAACTGTAACCGTTACTAAGAAAGCTGAATTCATGGATCGTGCTGGTGTTCCTGGCAAAGAAATGGCTTATCAGCTAATGAAGCTTGGTAAAGAGTTGCAAATGGATGTCGAAAAGCAAACTTTAGGTTGCTACGGCGCTGTTTCTACTAAATCTCAAGGTGACGCCACTAATGCTGGTATTTCTGGTTCATTCGGCTCTTACATTGGTACTAACCAAACAGTTAATGGCGCAACTAACGCTGTTATTAACGAAGGTGTTGGCGGCGCAGGTGTTCTTTTTGATGGCTCTACTGTACCTACAGCTGGCGATAACAATCCTGCAATCAGTCAAACCACAATGGATTCATTGCTTGATGGTGTTTGGGATAATTCTGGCGACATTAACAGCGCTAAGATTATGGCTTCTGCTGGCGTTGTGTCTTCATTGCGTAACGGTTTAAGTGGCATGGCTACTAATGCAGATTCTGTAGTTTCAAACTTAGACGCTAACACTACTAGCGGCGGCAACATTATCGCTCGTGTAGCTGTTTACGTTTCTCAGTTTGGCCCTATCGCTGTTGTTCCTAACAAGCATATGCCTGCTAACACTTTGTACGTTGTTGACTATAGCACTTGGGGCTTGGCTTTTGCTGGTGGTAAGAAGATTCATACTACTGACGTAGCTACTCAAACCTCTGCTGAACAGAAACTTTTAGAGTGTTACTACACTTTAGAAGCTCGTTCTGAAGCTGGTAACGCTGCTTACTACAACATTGCTTAATGTTTAAGTAACTAAGGTGGGGGAGCTTCGGCTCCCTTTTCCTGTATCTAACTATTGGAGAAGATTATGCCAGCAGGTAAAGGAACATACGGAACTAAAGTAGGACGACCACCAAAGAAAAGTAAGAAGAAAAAAACTAAGAAGTGAGAGAGTTATGGATAAGCATATAGATACAGAGACAAATAACGGAGTCACTGAAGACAATTACCTTACCTCAGACGGAGCAATTGTTCAGAACTTCAGTCAAGACATTACTCAGTTATTAGAAGATAACAAGAACGCAAGAAACGCTACTAGCGATTGGGTTAAATACGATCCTAAACAGAATTACCATCAAGTTTTAGATTTATCTATGACTGATGCAATGAGAATAAAACAAGAGCATGGAATCGATATACTTAACGATACCGATATGGATTGGAAGTATTTCTTCAAGCTCATTGAAACACACTACCCATACATGAAAACCACAACAGCGAGACTGTAATGGCTTTAACAACAAACGCAGATCTACAGGCAGCAATTGCCGACTGGTTAAATAGATCAGACCTTAGCGCTCAGATCCCAGACTTCCTGACTTTAGCTCAGTTAAAAATAAACCGTAGATTGTCTATTGTGGAGCAAGAGATTCTTGCAGAGATTACTCCTGTAGCACAAACTACAGCTTTACCAGCAGACACTAAGTTTGTTATTAGCGTATCAGATGCTAATGGTCGTAACATCGAGCCTGTATCCATACAAGAGCTTTTAGACTATGAGGCGATTAGCGGTTCAGTAACTCGCTACGCTATTTCCGGTGATAAGATCTATTTAGCGCCAACACCAGCAGCAGATAACACGTCTAAGTTTAGAATTCTTTACAGCGCAGACCGAGATCTAAACAACGGTACAAATGGTCCTGTGTTACTACAAGATATTTATTTAAACGCAGCATTACACGAAGCTTATGTCTATCTTAAAGATGATGGCCGAGTAGCATATTTTAAAGGTATGGTTGATGAAGCCGTATCGAATGTACAAGCAAGACGAGCCAAACAAGGCATCGGTAGAGCAAGAATTAAAGACGATAGCATACAAGCCAATGGAGGCCCGTTAGTCTAATGACTTCAGCAATAGTAAGAACTAATCCAACAGCAGGTACGGCCACAACTTCTAGCGTTAGAGATAACTTTGGATTTGCTGCCGATGAAATTAACGTACTACAAAGATCAAGCACTGAGCTAAAATCTACTACGTCTGGGCCGATAGCTTACGCTGTAAACTTTGGGTCTAGCCCAGTATTCTCGCTTGTTGATGGAGCAAGAATATCAGTAAAAATTAATGTTACAAATACCGCATCGCCACTTATTACTGTTTCTCCTGGAATTTCTCCTGTAGGCATAGTTAAATCTGATGGTTCAGCTTTAGTTGCGGGTGATCTTGTCGCGGATAGTATTTATGATTTAATGTATAACGCTACTACCTCAAAGTGGGTAGCGCTTAATGTAGATGTTATAACTTCACAAGACGCACTTTTAACAACTATCCTTGGTGGTTTATATCCAGTAGGCGGCTTACTAACAACTACTAACTCTGCAAACCCAGGCGATGAAGATTATTTCTTTAGCGGTATTACGTTTGGTACTTGGGAAGCTTATGCACAAGGCCGTACCATTGTAGGTATTGATACTGGTTTTGGTACAGGATTCGTCTCAGGATCTGCATCCCTTGGTCAGATTACTATAGTTATTGCTGAAAAAGCCTTATCTAAAGGAGACTCAATAACTGTTAGCGGATTTACAGGCACTAGCATTATAGCAAACGGCTCTCATACTGTTGATTCAGCAGTTACCGCTGCTGGACAAACAACAATAATTTATGATGTTGTTGATCAAGATGAATTAGCTTCATTAGTAGGAACAGATGTTAAAGTTATTAATGAGGACTTTGACACATCTCAAGAAATTGGTGGTGAAAGCACTACTACTGACCTTATAGACCATGAGCATCACGTTCTTAAAAACGGCTATCAAAACAACGGAGACATAGGTGTAAGTGACTATGTTTCAGAGGCTAGTTCCAATAACAATGGTGATTATCAGTTAAGACCTGGACTTACTGCACAACCTTTTATTGGAAGGTCAAGCCCGCCAATAAGCGCGTCAGATCCAGACATAAGCTCACCTACTGCTGATGCTATAACAAACTTACAGCCATACATAACCACTTATATCTGGAAACGTGTAGTCACACCATAGGATTAGTCAATGCCATTTGAAACTGATAAAGGCGGTGGTTTTAAGATAGATGCTTCTGATCTTCTAAAGACTGGCGTATACCCAGAACGATTTGATAGACAGATCCCATTTTGGGAAACTGTAAACGGTGTACAGTATACTGAGTTTGGTATGCGAAGAAAGGCTGGTCGAGAACTTGTACACGACTACAAGATAGCTCCACAAAGCTCTAACACTCCAGTACGAGGAATTACAGCGACAAGAGAGTTTGATACAAAGGTTGCGTACTTAGGCGATCTTAGAAACATATACTCATATTTAGACAGAGATCCGATTACTGGCGTTCCTTCTTACAATACAGTCGGCACTGGATATAACCTTCTTCGCACATCGCAAGGAACAGAGTGGGATGCAGGTCAAACACTAAATATAGTTGCTGCCGAAAAGCTTGGTCAAAGTGGACAGATAGTTATTACAACCGCAACTCCTCATGGGTTAATACCTGGAGTAAGTATAACTGTAGCAGGTCTAGGATATACAACTTACAATCCTAATGGTGTTAAGGTAACTTCATTCCCTACCGGTGTTCAAACATTAGCCTCTCAAATATACATATCTACTGGTGTCACAGGAGCAGAAACTTATGACGCATCGAGCGCAACAGTCACTCTAGGTGAAACCAATTGGGACGCTTCGCAAACAACTTGGGATGAAGCTGTAAACGAATCAGACCAGTGGGATTTTGAAACCTTTGGTTCTTTTGTCGTTGGTGCCGCAGGATCAGGCAAACCAGTAATTAAAAAAAATAACGTAAACTTTAATACGTTCCACAACGATCAAGTCAGCGGCGCAACAATCCTATCAACAAATACAGGCGGGACTGATTACAGTGTAGGTGACGCACTAACTACAACTGTATCTCCTGCTGGTGGTAGTGGATTAACTGCTACAGTAACAAAAGTTAATGCGAGTGCAATTGTTGATTTTAAAATAACAAACTTTGGTTCTGGTTACGCAAATGGAGATGTAGTTACATTCTCTGGCGGTACAACTCCAGCAACTGCAACCTTAACCGTCCCTGACATCGACTTTGATTCGCTAGAGTGCTTTCACCGTCAAGGCCCGCACATGCTTGCGTTTAACTACACTAAGGGCGCTGTAGACTACAGTACAAGCTTTGCATGGTGTAGCGCAGATAGCTTAGACGTTTGGGGCGCACTAGCAACAAACACCGCTGGTAGTTTGTTAATTCGTGAAGCAGAGACTCCCATACGTTGCGTATGCCAATTAGGTACTGGGTTAGCAGTTTACACAGATACTCAAATGTTCGTAGTCAACTATGTTGGTCTACCTAATATATTTGGTTATCAAGTGGCGCTAGAAGGTAGCGTTGGAGCAGTGTCTCCTAACTCAGTTATTTCCGTTGGACGCAAAAACTACGGCGTAAGCAGAGATGGATTCTTTGTTACTGATGGGTCTTCTGTACAAATGATTGGCCGTGAAAGCGGTATGAACCAATTCTTTAGAGATAATGTGGCTCGTTCAGAGCTTGCTCAAGTATATGGCTTTGACAACTCAAAAGAAAATGAAGTTGTATGGGGCGTACCTATAGATTCTGCGAGTATCACTAAGGAAATATATTACAACTACAAGACTGGCCAATGGGGAATGCGAGATCAAACTATCTCTGCTTATTTAGATAGAGGCGTATTCCATACAGCTTTATCGGCAGACTCTATTGGTAACTTTTATAGAGAAGGAAATGTTCCATCATTAGCTAACCCTAGCGTGTTTGCAATTACTAAAGCTCACGATCTTAATGATGCAGATCGCATTAAAGAAATATCAGCTATTCGCGTAGGTATGGAGATAGGAGAAGACTCTGGAAACCCAACACTTTCTGTTGGATTCTCAAGCACTATTGATGCCACTCCAACATTCTTACAAAAAGATAGCTTTATTATTGACGACACATTTAAGAGTTTCCCAGTTAGAGCTGCTGGTCGATACATTACCATTAAGATCGAAAGTAATGGCTCTGCTGATAACTGGACAATTACTAACCTAGTGGTTCAAGGTCGAATGGAAGGTGAGCGATAATGGCTAATCTTCCAGCAGAGTATAACAGGCCGGTACTTGAGGATGAGCTGAGAAAGCTTAACCAAAGGATTGACGACATGAAGACGTTGTTAACCTTTATTCCTCAAGCGTCACCAGTGGCAAACCCTAAGATTGGAATGGTTATGTATTCCGATGGAACTACTACTGACTTTAGCAACCATACGGAAAGAGGTCTTTACCGCTATGACTATGTGAACCCAGACACAGATGGTATTCTTGGGTGGATGCACTTTGCTATGAATGATATGGAGCCATTTAGTATTACTGGGACTAATGGCGATGTAATTGATTACACTCAGTCTAATGATTTTGTAACACTTAGTAATTCAAATGGAGGATCTTGGACGCTAAACCTACCCTCTCCTGTTGATCAGTCTTTTAGGACAATAAGGTTTATATCAGACGATACAACTACAGGTGTAAGTAAAATAATTTTAGACGCAGGAACTTTTATCATACAACCACCAGGTGGTATACCAGCGGGATCAAATACATTTGATATAGCTAGAAAATATGAGGGGATAACATTGTACAGTGATGGAACTCAGTGGATTGTAATACAATTGTCATCATAAATTAAAAAGAGAGAGAGATGAATCCAGTAGTAGCAGATATAAAGAAAGAGTGGGACTGGGTAGGATTTGGAATAAATGAGATCCTTAATCAGTTCCACTGGTTTGAGTACAGAGCTGAAGATGTTTACTCAGCATGTGTAAATGGATCAGCAGTATTGTATAAGACAGATAATGGCTTTGCGATATTTGTAATAGAGATTCACCCTTTAACAGAGGAAAGAACATTTTTGTGCTGGCTTGCTGGGGGCAAAGGAAAAGGTCTAGGCTTGGTTAAACAGCACTTTGACTTTTTTTGCGAAGAAGGAAGAAGAATAGGATGTACAAGATTTAAAACAAGAACAGCCATAGATGGATTGGATAGTATGTTTACAGGTATGGGGTTTAGATGTGATATGAGAGATTTTAGTTACGATTTAGCGGATAAATCCGCATCAGGAGAATAGCATGGGCGGCGGCGGCGGTTCACAACCAGCAAATACAACAACAACAAGTAAACCATTTCCAGCGCAGGAAAAGGCTTTAACTGAATTATTTGGAATGTCTCAGGCTGCATTTGATGCTGGTCCACAACAATTCTATCCAGGTCAGACAGTAGCGGATCAAGGCTTTAACACTTTGGCTGGTCAGCAGCTAGGTCTTGATGCTGCCGGTATTCAAGGTGGTCTTGGAATGCAAGCTGCTCAGAACTTGAGTGCAGCGTTCGATCCTAACTCAGATCAAAGCCAAGCCATTATCAATCCGTTAGTTGCTAACTTGCAAAGCCAGATCCTTCCTGGAATTGGCAGTCAAGCTATCCAACAGGGCGCATTTGGTGGTGATCGACAGCGTATACAAGAGCAGAGTGCTGCTGAGGCTACAGCAGGAGCCGCTACACAGGCTATCTTGCGTAATCAACAGAATGCCATTCAGAACCTTGGCAGCGTCCAGAGCGGCCTTTTAGCGCCTGCTAGGACTGCATCTGCCGTTGGTGCTCAGCAGGATGCTTACAGACAAGCTCTTATTAACGCTGATAGAGAGCGTTTTAGATTCGAGCAGGAAGCTCCTGAGACTGCACTTGACCGATTGGGTAGCCGTATTAGCGGTATTAACCTTGGCCAAATTGGTAACACTACTACCAGTGGTGGCGGTGGTGGTAATAGCGCAGCTACAGCAGCGGGTGGTGCAATGGCCGCTTACGGTCTATTTGGTGGAGGTGGATCGTAATGGGTTGGGGAGGCGGGACAAGTAATAATACACCCACAGCATTGACTGACATGCAAAAACGGTATGAGGCTGAAACTGGCAGCACAATGTTTTCTCAGCCAAAAAGTGAATCTGGGGGTCGCAACCATCAAAAAAGAAACTCTGAAAAAGAAGCTTATAGTGAGTGGGCAAAGTCGACTGCTGGCATGGACGCAGGGAGAAACAGATTTAACGAGATGATGGCTAATCGCAGCCAGAATCCCGTATTAGGTCAGACTCAAGCAGGAATGAGTGGCTTTGATCAGTTCCAAGCAATGCAGGCTGGTAGAAATGTTCCAACTTTAGGTCAATCAAGCAGCGTTACACTTTCGGGATGGCCTGGAGTGCTTCAGGCTGTTGGTGACATGAAGAGAGCTGAGCAAAGAGATGTAGCTCAAGGCGCTAAATTAAATCAAGCAGGCTACGATAAATTTCAAGCAATGCAGGCTGCAAGAGGCGCTGCTACAGATTCTTATAATAATAGCAAACTTGATGGATTTGATTCCCGTGGCGCAATTGGCGGTCTTGTAAATCAATTAAATTCCCAAGGAAAGCTATTTACAAATACTGCTGTAAACCAACAGCCAGGCTACGATAGTTTCCAATCACAAATGGGACAAAGACAAATGGGGCCACAATTTAATGCCTTTGGTTTTGGCGCACAGCCAGGATTAGCGGCTCAAGGTGGTCAAGGTGGCAGTATGCTTGCGAATATGTCTACTCAAGGTATGAATCAGCTTGCAGCAGGCCAGCAAAATAACCCAACAATATTTAAAGCGAAGTCTTAATGTTTAAATACTTTAAGTTAGAAGATTTTGATTGCCAAGAAACAGGCGTTAACGGTATTAATGTTGAGTTTGTTTTAAAGCTAGATGAGTTAAGGGAAGCCTGCGGGTTTCCTTTTATTATTACTTCTGGCTATAGAAATCTCAGTCACAGCATTGAGGCTAAGAAGCCTAGACCTGGAACTCACGCTCAAGGCATTGCAGCAGATATAAAAGTAACAGGTGGAGCGCAAAGAATGGCAGTTGTGGAACACGCTGTTAAACTAGGCTTCACAGGAATAGGCGTAGCAAAGAGCTTCGTCCATGTAGATATAAGAGAAACTACACCCGTATTGTGGTGTTACTAATAGGATAAATTATGGCACTCCCATTCTTAATACCAATGCTTATAGGCGCTGGCGTTGGCGCAATAACAAACCCAGATGATCGGCTTAGAGGCGCATTACTTGGTGGCACATTAGGCGCACTTACTGGTGGGTTAGGTGGTGGCGCAGGAGCCGCCGCGCAAACAGGTGGTCAAGCCGCAGTGCAAGCAGGTGGTCAAGCCGCAACAACGGAAGCAGCTAAAACCATAGCTCTTCAAGAAGCTACTAAACAAGCTGGATTAGAGTCAGCTAAACAGGTAGCAGCTAAAGAGGCTGCAACAGAAGCAGCCAAGCAAGCAGCAACAGAAACGGCAAATCAGGTTGCTGGTGATCAATTGCTTCAAAACGCTGCAACTAGGGATGCTGCAAATTTTATGGCTCGGTCTGGCGGTCAGGTGTCTGCAAATCCAAAAACGGCTATGGATTTAACTGCTCAAGGACAAATGAGTCCTACTCTTCAAGGCGTTCAAGGTGGAACAGCTAACCCAGTAACTACTGCGACAAGACCTGAAATCTATAACATAATGGATAACGCCACAGAGGTTAAGCCAGGATTTTTTGATAGCTTTGGAAGTAATGACCTTGGTGTATCACAAAACCCTGGAGTTACTTATAATAGTCAGGTTCCACAAAGCCAAATAAATCAAAGTTTACAATCTGCACCGGCTAATACCGGACTTGATTTTGGCAGAGCTGGTGAAAGACTTGGCGCAGCGGCAAAAGAGAATCCTATGCAGACAGCGCAGTTTACTTCTCAAATGTTAGGCGGAAATCAACAGCAGCAACAAGCAGCACCAGTATATGCAGCTCCTATAGAGCAAAACTTTAATGCCTCTCCCCCACCATCAATAGAAGAAAGACTAGCAATGACTGGCGGTAACGAACCTTCTTTTGTTCCTAGAGGTTTATTTGAAGAGGAAAGAGCTTTACTGGATGATGAAGAGCGATTAAAAATAATGAACCAACAATTTAGATCGGCGGGATTAGTATAATATGGCTACACAACAAGAAAGTTTTGATGACATGCTACAACGGATTTTAGCCGAGTCTGGTCAGCTTACTTCAGATTTTGGAGCAAGCGAGCCAGTAGATCCGATTAGAGCTGAAAGATTAGCTTATGAAGCATCTTTAAATCCTCAAGCAGCCGCGCAACCAGTTAGAGACGTTAGAGCGGAAAGACTTGCCTCTGAAGCATCTCAAGCAGCTCCAGCTAATCGTTTTGCAACTCCTGTAGCGCCAGAGCAGCCAGCTCCAGGTTCTAGGGATGCGCTACTTGCCCAGCAAGAGCAGCTTAGACAGAATGCTATAGCTCAACAAGAAGCTTTTCAAACGTCAACAGAAGCTATTACGCAACGCCCAAGACAGCGCTTTCTCAACGAAGGCCAAGGCTTTATGGATGCATTTAAGAATCCAGGTGCAGGGCAAAGGCAGTTTGCTATTAACGCAGGACTAGCTCTACTTTCTAGCGGTGGCACTCAGGATCTATCTCAGCGTATTGGTCACGCTTTAGGTGCTGGCGTACAAGGTATGCAACAAGCTCGTCAAGGAGAACTTGATGTAGCTTCACGATTAGCTCAAGCAGAACAAGCAAAACTTGGCTTAGAAGAGAAAGGTTTAACAAGAGAAGTAGGGTTTACTAAAGCTCTAATGGACCTTGATACATCTACAGCAGCAGCCGCAGCAGCGACAACTAAAGCAGAAGCAGATTTAGTAAGACAGACCGCATTGCAAGATAGGCAGGTGACTACTTTTACTCAGGCTCAAAACGCAATAAAGCCAACAACAAAAGTTGTGTTTGGACCTAGTGGCGTTAATGAAGAAGTTTACACTGACGCGAATGGTAACTTTGTAACTGCTAATAGAATACCTTTAAGTGATGAGCAAATTTCCAGAATGGGACAAAGACCATCAGCTACAGCGGGTCTCCAGATTACAACTAACAAAGAAGGAGAAACTGTAATTACGCAAGGCGGTCCTGCTAAAGGTCAGCCTGGAAATCTTGGTACAGCTAAACCAGCAGGTCTTGAAACTGTTGACTTTATGAAGAATGCTCAAGATGATGCTACAGCGCTAACATCTATTGCAGACATAATACTTAGCCCTGGCTTTGAAAGCATACAAGGTAGTGTTCAAGGTCTAGCTTATGGATCAGAGTTTCTAGCAGGCTTTATGCCGAAAGAGCAAAGGCTGTTAAATTCACAGCTATCAAAGTTAGATAATTTAATAGCTATAAAAAACTCAGATTTTATGAAGCCAATGTCTGATAAAGATTGGCCTATTATTCAGCAGATATTTCAAACAGATAGAAGATTAGATCAGTCTGAAACTATTGATGTTATGGTTGCTCAAAAAATACCTGCTGCGGCAGAGGCTATTGAAAGAGGCTGGAATGCAGAAAATGTTAAACTGCAATCAAGAGGATTGCCAGGTATGACTGGCCCTCAAGCAAGAATGGGTTTTGCTAGTAGCGTTATGCTTCCGTTTATGCAAAAAGCTGTGCTTCCTTTACAGGCTAATCCGACTAGCGCGTCTATGAGGAAAGCTATTAACACTTTCCCTAAACCTGATTCTAGTTTAATCGGCCAAGGTTTCTTTTATTCTGCAAAGCTTAACAGAGTTATTCCAAAGGAAGCTATTGAATCTTTAGCGTTATCTGTAAATGATGCGTTAAGAGAGCAAAAAGGAATGCCTGTCGAATTCGGTTATGATGACGCAATAAATATGTTTCAAATTGAGGAATACTAAGAATGGCCGATAACAACACGCCAATAAATCCAACTGAAGAAGAATTATTAGCAGTAGAGAGAATGATTACTGGGGAAGCTGCTCCTCAAGCAGCGGCTACAAGCTTTGTGGGGCAGTTTGATGAATTGCCTACAGCAGATCAGCAATCTTACTCAAGTGTAGTGGGCGATGCTTTTGGGTTCACTCCATCATTAGGGGACGGTATGACTGAGCCTTTAGTTGATGAGGTAGCTAAACTTCCCGGTGGCGTTGATGACTTTATGCTAAGTTCAGCTCAGTCAGCAGCCAGGGGCGCAACAACTCTTTTAGATATATCTCCTATGGTGTGGAATGCAAGTGGATGGATCTTAGATAAGGTTACGCCTGACTCTGCATTTCAGCCAACATACATTGACTACCCTAGCGATATCATTTCAGAGTTAACTGGTATTGGTGATGCATCTAAAAAGCTTAGCGCTAACCGTTTAAAAGCAGCAGGAAAGCAAACTTTAGTTGACCTGGGTTTAGCGGATGAGTCGATCTTACAGGGTCAAGACTTTAGAATCCCTGAAGCAGAACTAACAAATCTTCAGCAAACCAGTATCAGACCTTTAGGTCTTGGGCTTGAAATAATGTCTGGCGGAGGATTGTCTGGCGCATTAGGTAAATCTGGTGCAGCAGGAAGCCTGTCTCGCGGCAGGGATGCAATGCTTGATGGGTCAAAAACCGCATCAATAAATCCATACCTAGAAAAGATTGGTGATGGTGGAGGTATTCTGCCAAGAAACTTTAATGATTTTAGAAGCATGGTTCCACAAGTTAGGACTACTTCTGGTGGTGTCCCAATAGCTCAGTCTGCACTTCCAAGGTTTAAGGAAGGCAGTACTGTAGTGGGTATAGCTAACGCTCCTGAATTAGAAATACCTTTTACATCTATTGTAAACAAAGGGATTGCAAAAGCAAAAGGTGAGGCAACAGATATTCCTTTTGCTAACATATCAACAGGCATATCAAAGCAAGAGTTAAAGTATTCTGGAATATCAGCTCTTGGTGGCGGATTGGCAAGTGCCGCTAGTGGTAATGACCCAATGTGGGAGGCTGCTGGTACAATTTTATTCCCTAGTGTCGGTGCTGTTAAGCAGATGATTAAGCAAAAGACTGGGAATGTAAAAGAGACTGTTGAAATGCTAACTTCTCAGGAAGGTCAAGCATTAACTTCTGTAGATTTAATACTTTCTTTTGCAGATGATAAATCATTATCCCTTCAAAACTTAGACGAAGCTATTAAAGCCGCGAACGGTAAGCCATTAAACATGAGTTTAGGTATGGCCACTAAAGACCCAGGTCTTATTGCGTTAGAGAATGGTCGCAGACAAATAAACACAGACCTAAGCAAGCTAGATGATGCTGGTAGAGCAATGCTTGGCGGTATGCTTAACGATATTGCTGATCAGGGTCTTGAGTCAGTTACTGAGATTCACTTGAAAACAAGACTTGATGATATTGAGAACCGTATTCAAGGATCTGTTAATGAGGCTGTACAGGAAGCAAGGCACGCAGCAGATGTTGCTGGCACTCCATTATCAACAGAGCAGGCCGGTATAGTTTTAAGAGACGGTCTTGATGTTGCAAGAGCAAATGCAGTTAAGATGCAGAAAGAAGCTTACGATTCGTTTCCTGACGCTACAGTAAACGCTAGAGAGATCCTAGCTGATATTGATAATTATATTGAAGAAACTTTCACCACGCAAGCAGCAAAAGAAAACTTCTTTAAAGGATTTGAAGACGAGTATAGGATATTACAAGAAGCTGCTGGAGCAACACCTGCTGCCTCTGTTCCTAATAAAGAAGCGTATGTGAATGCTGTAGATGCTTATAAAGCTGACTTAGTGGCGTATAAAGAATCTCAAAAGCAAGCTAAAGCTGTTGCAAAGCAGAACGCAAGTACTGAATACAAGTACACAAACATTGACGCAAAGAATAAATCGTTTGTCGATAACGATGGTCAGCAAGTTGAGCTAAAGAAATTAAGTCAAGAACAGCTTGAAGCTGAAGGTCTTGGTTATACTGGCGATGACAAGAAGACTGGTGCTCAATGGGCAATTGTTGATAATGGCCGAGTTGTTGATACCAGGAAGACATTACAAGAGATTAAAGACTCTGTTATTGATAACTATGGTCAGAAAGCATCTGTACCTAGTCCTGAAGTTATTCCTCAGCCAGTAAAGCCGAAGCTTGAAGACTTTACTACAAAACCAGACCCTAAAAATCCAAACATTGACATTAGTGAAATCATTGACCTTCGCTCTTTAGTTATGTCTAAACTAAGAAGCCTACCTAAAGCATCTGAGTCTGCTGGCGGTGTTGCCAATCCATTTAACAGAGCATTCGGGAGCAAGTTACAAGAAGCAATGTTTGACTCTATAACTTCTGACGAGTACGGAATAGCGTCTGCAATTACCAAGAAGATCAAAGCTACATTTGACGATCCATCTACAGTTGTTCGCGCTGGTGATGAGGTAGGTCAGCTATTAAACTCTAAGATATTTAGACGAGGAGATGCTGGCGCTAAAGCAGCAGACGAGCTGTTAAGAGCTGCTGAGTTTGCTCCAGGCGTTACAGGAATGGTTGTTGAGAATGTTAAGGCTTCATTCGCTTCATCGGTATTTAACAATGGCGTTATTAATAAAGCTGCTGCTGAAAAGTTCCTAGACGCTTATGCACCTTTCTTGCGTAGACCTGAGTTTAAGGCTGTAAGAGAGCAGCTAGAAGAAGCTACAATTAAAGGTAATGATGTAGAGCTTGCAGAGCTTGCAGCAAAGCAGTCAAGAAAAGATGTTAAGCAAAGCGTAGCTCACTTGTGGATAAACGCTGATAGCCCAAACAAAGCTATAGACTCAATCATTCGTGGTAAGGCCGGTAAGCCAGGCAAAGCTATGGACGAACTAATCAAGCAAGTAAGCATGGATAAGACTGGTAAGGCTTTAGAGGGACTTAGATCGAGCTTTATAAGCCGTATAGTAGAAGATGGTCGAGTAATACCTTACCGAACAAGAAAAGCCATCCTGCCTGAGCTTAAAAAGTTATTTGGCGAAGATAAAGGTAAGATCATTGATGATATCTTAAAGAAGAATGATGAGATTGTTTCAAGACCTGGTTACGGCAAAACTGATTCTGATTACCAGAAGTCTTTATTGTTAAGCACTATCGGTAAAGTATTGGGTGCTAAGATTGGTGCTCAGTTTGGTCAATCTCCACTAATCATGGCTAATGTTGGCGGTCGAGTTATGGAAAAGGTTCTTGAGAAAATACCTCAAGATAAGATGTCCTTGTTAGTAGATGAAATGCTTTTAGATCCAACTCAGTTTGCGTCCTACGTTAAGAAAGTAGATAAAATTAAAAACGTAGATGAAGCTGTAGCTATGGTCCATCAATGGCTTTTGATTGCGGGTGTTCAAACTAACTTGTCTATTAGACAGGCAAACAATGCTCCTAGTATTATTCGTGAAGATCCTAACTTTAACCCACAGCAGCTTGGCAATAGGTTACGAGGAATCTAGTATGATGGAGTCAGACCTTAGACTCCACATTAAATTGTTACTTACGGCCTCTGGGAAGAATCTTATTTTCATTCTTCTTGGAGGCTTTTTTCTTTTCTAAAGAGCCTTCCTTCGTATTGCTCCAGTCTATCCCATCAAACTTCTTACTAAACTCTTCTCTGCCTATATCAATAGGTCTTGGCTTCGATCCTTTACCCATTTTTACTAGCCTCCATAATCTCAATCATTTTGTTTAAATACCAAGCTGCTTTCTTAGCGTCTTCTATCGTATTTCCTTTGTGCCTTAGCCTTGTTCCGGTGTATTTAATTACATTGCCGTGACAGTAGCTTAGAGCGTCAACATCACCAAGAACATCAACTATGTAGTCGATAGTCTCTATGTTGCCTTTGGTGTAGTGCGCGGGGTGATTCACGTTATCAGTCATTATATCTCTCGCTAATTAGTTAGTTGCTGGCTTTGGGGATAAGGTAGGCCAGCGCTACCCAAGGAGGTTCAACTCCCCAATGTCGTAAGTAAATCATAATAATCTAAGCTGTTTTTGTCCTCATCAAACTCAATACTAAACATTAATCTATCTTCTCCAAAGTTAATTACAGAATGATGCTGTTGCGTGTTAAGCAGGTAGTATGTTGATGGTTTGTACTCTAGCTCAATAAAACTGTTCACCGTTGAAAGTGGCTCATTAGAAAACAAGCAGTGACTATTATCACCTCTTATCATCATATTTAAACTAGCGCCTCTATTGTCATCAATATGCCAGTTATAAATGTTTTTGCTTCTTATTAGAAGTATTGCTGCATTAAAAGTGTGCTTATCGTGAAGTGATTTTAAAAAACTATCTTTTAAAAAAACATCTTTAGGTACAAGTTTTACTCCAAAATTAAAGTATTCAACAAATAGCTCGCTGTTATCTGCAATCAAAAGCAAGTCATCCATAATGCTAGACTTGCAATCGATTTCCTTATAACAATCCACAGAGTTAACCACTATAGATCCGTTAGAAGACTATCAAGCTCGTCCTCAAGCTCCTCAATGTCAATTCCGCACTCGCATAAGAACTTACCTATAGTAATAGCTGTTGCACTCTCGGTTATAGTAAACGTGTAAGGTTGTTCGTACCCATCAATACTTAAAATTAAAGTCTTATCTTCTGGCAAATACTCTGCCATCAAAGCCTTTTGTGAAGTTGGATCATCTGCGGTAATGCTAATAACTGAAATCATTGCCCTATTCTCTCTAATTGTCTAAGTATTCGTTGGTTAAAATCTTCGATCATATCTCTATAGTCAGCAGCGTAAAGCTTCTTCGGCTTCTTTGCGTCTGCAAGCATTTGCTCAACAAACTCTTTGCTAAAAAGTTCTTGCATGTAGATTGTATAATTCTGAGCAGCAACACCATGCTTCATACCGAATTGATTACAATAAGCGCACTGGGGATGAATATTATCAATCTCTAAAGCCCAATAGCTGCTAGAGCCTTTGGGAATAAAGTGACCGCCTTGCATACCCTCGTTCCACTTCTTTGTAACTCCACAGGTTACGCAAGTACAATACCCATTGTCATCAGACTCCAACAACCTAACCAGCTTCTGAATAGCTTTGAGTGCTTCCTTGCGTAACTCTTGCGAAGTTTTCGCTTTCTTTTTAGCGGCCATTACTAAAAAGGCATATCATCGTCAAAGTCATCTGCTGGTGTTGCAGCAGCTTTAGCAGGCTTGGCTTGCTCATCCTTAGCCTGAACACTTAAACTTAGCGCAGGGGCTTTAGGATTATCCTTATTGCCAATCCAGGCACTTAGCCAGTAGTCTACGCCAGCAACATTAATGCTACCTTTGTATTGCGGATGCTTATCTGATTTGCGATCTTCATTTTTCCAGATAGCGCCTCGGTTGTTGTTATCATAATCAGTCATAGTTCTCTCCTAGTGCATAGTTTCAGTTGGGAAATCATCTTCATTTAATATTGGTGCGTTAATTGCACCCGTCATATAAGTTAACATTGTAGCGATGTGACATGCTTCATTTTTGACCGGCTCTTCCAGCTCTAAATCTATAGAAAGACTAGCAGGTCCGTACATTATAGGCTTACCTTCTTCATAAAACACTTCTTTAATAGAAATTTCGTTGCCTATTTTCACAATTCTATAGTTCCACATATTACCACCCGACTCCAAACCAGATGCCGATACCGTGAACAACTCCTACTGGGAATATAAATCCCCCAGCAATAAGTAATAAGTATTTTGCATACACTAAACAGTGAATTATATGCGTAACCCAAGCTGCAAGACACGCTATAACTGCAACCATTAATATGTAACCGCCGGTTTCTTCATTCATAGTTCTGTACCCTTTTCTGGTTGATATTTTTGAATCGACTTATCTTCTTTTTCAAACAGCTTAAAGTAATACTCTGCCATTGCTTTAAGCATAACCTCATCTTCAGCTTCAGTTTCCTCTTTAGATATTAGCTCAATTCGACCATCAAAAGCGTACCCACTACCCTTTAAAAAGTCACTAAACACCTCAATAATTTCGTATAGGTTTGCATCGCAATTGACGGACATCTCAATAGACCTCATTGCTGTATAGCATCCTTCATTTTCTGGCACTGTATAGTTAAATTTAATCATTGTTTATGCTCCTTTAAGTAATTTACGTTCTTCGGTTGTTAAAAATGCTGTTTCACACTTGCTTGGTGCTACCCACATAGCGCGTTGATCTTCTTCTGGTATCTCGCCAAAGGCTTCTTTAGCTAACGCTACATTATCGCTTGTAGGGTCGATAAGCATTCTGCGTATAAACTGTAGAGAATCATAATGGAGATCCACCGCTAACCCACACAGTTGCTCTTTTGTTTTCTCCTGTACGTACAGTTGCTCCTTTGACTTCGCCGGTGACTTTCCCCGCATCATCGCAGCCTCTGCATCATCATCCGCTGTAGGAATGCCAGCCATTGCCTGTAAAGCATAACGTCTAGCGTAGGTAATCGCTGAACCACCGCCTTGCGGATCTTTCTTAGCTAGGGGCAAGTAGAACTCTGACTCTAGCCATTCGCCTGAAGAGTGCATTAGCACAGTCACAACACCTATTCCTCCACCGCCTTCAGATGTAACAGGAAACTGCGAGTAAGATAAACCATTACTGGCAAACGGTTCTTTGATTGCCTTTATGACCGCTGTAAGATCAGCGTAGTTAGATTTAAAGAACGGGTTCTTTGCATCCTTAACTGCACCGCCCATTTCATTCTGCGCTTTACATAATGCTTTTGCTAAATTACTTATACTTTCTGACTTATTCATTTTCCTCTCCCTTTTCATTAAAAATTTTATTTACTCTTAAAAGCAGTACATGATACCTATCTGTCTCTTGGTCATGGTCAACCTCGGCATCACTTATACCGTAAAAAGCGCCACCATCGTCTACCGTAACAATCGTATCGTCGTCAAGGTCTTGAATTAATTTTTTTAAATCAGCAACATTAAATATCATCGTTTTCCTCTCCTTTTTCATTAAAATAATTGACATTACAATCCTCACAAACCAAGTCGTACCCACCTACACTTTCGCACGGGTCATAATCGCCGTCTTTCATACCATTACAATACTCACAAATATATATAGCCATTATCCCTCCTCAGAGACAGTTATAGTGTTCGTTTGCTCTTTCCTGGTGGGCCTCTATAGCTCTGCGCTTCTCAATATCTACAGCTATATAGCCCGCTTTCTTTTCTTTCTTTGCAATAATCTTTCTTTGCGCTTCTTGTTTACATGGTACGCATTTAGATGTGCTGCCTTTGCTTACCCAGACTCTAGTGTAAGATCCACACTTGAGGCAACTTGCATCAGATATAAAGCGACTGGTTCCAGATCTTAACCTCCTAGAATGCTTCTCGTATCTAACACCTCGGTGCTCATGGTTTACAGCTTTAAAATGCTCATGGTTTACCGGATTGAAATCTGCTTCGATAGGAGTCATTAGAATGGTAACTCCTTATCAGCGTTGCGCTCTGCTATAGCTTTTTGCTCGGTTCGCCATAACTCTAAAGCTAAACCCTCTACATGTTTTGCAAACGCATAACCATTAACAAAATCATTAGACTTCATATAGTTATTCATAGTGGCCATCAGCTCATACTCAAGCCAGCCTTCCTGCGCCTGAGCAGACATAGCGTCACCAATGTCAGAGCCAGTAAGACCATTCTCTGCTAAGTTTTTAACTTTCATAGCGTGCGCTCCACATAATTAGATACAATTGAGCTAAGAAGATCTTGCATATCAAGCTGCACTTCATCGGCGTTGCGAGTGTGCATCTTACGCATCCAATGGTGGATTAAGCAGTTTTCGACAATATAAGTTTCTAGGTACTCATGGAATGCACTGTCATCAACATCCGAATCCAAGTAAGCTTCAATAAGATCAAACTTAGCTTCATCAATGGAAAAACCTCTAGGTGATTCTGGTGGTGCTACTCGTGCGGAATTATCTGGAATGTTGTTCATGTGATTTGTCCTCCTCAGAACTGAGTACGAACTATAGTTTAATTTATTTAAAAAAACAATTAACGATTTGTAATAAACAAAGCGCTTGCTATTCTGTGTAAGCTGGATTACATTCACCGCTCACATCAATTGGAGGTATTTATGAAAGTAAGTTACGAAGAGTTAGTAGAGTTCTTTGGTTCACCTATGGAAGTGGCTGAATACTTTAACTGTAAGGTGCAGGCTGTCTATCAGTGGAAAGAAGATGTTCCTGACACTAGAGCTAGAGAATTCAAGTTAGTTAAGGAGCTAAGGAGTGCAGTATGTCAGCAGACAAGCTAGTGTCAAAGCTTAATCACGCCAAGGAAGTAAAGGCTAGAAAAGGTCACACTAGAAGTTGGGTGGCATTATGCCCAGCACACGATGACAAAAGCCCCTCACTTTGTATCGATGAGGCAGACAATGGCAAAATTTTAATCAAGTGTTGGTCTGGATGTGGTGCCAATGAAGTTATTGATAGCGTTGGGATGAAGTATCACGAGTTATTTCCTGATGATGGGTACGAATGTCACATTAAACGCAGGATAAAACCCGTTGGTTATCACGAATTGCATTTAGATATAGTACAAAGCAGGAGAGAAAAAGGTTTGAAGCAGACAAAAGAAGATAAGAACGATGAACTAGCATCGTTTATGGCGCTGAGAGGCTCTGTATGAGCGCACAGGCGACATTCTGGGCTTGGGGTATACAAGTGCCTTCCTCTGAGAAGTTAGTGCTTTTATGCCTATCAGATTGTCATAATGGTGATACAAGCCAGTGTAATCCTAGTGTGAATTACATCGCTAAGAAAACATCGCTAGATAGAAAAACTGTATTGAAAGCTTTACGGCTTTTAGATGAGAAAGAATTACTCAGCAGGATCAAAGTTGAGGGTTCTAGTAATCAGTATTTTCTAGCTATAGGGGGTAGTCCGTTAACGGTACTTGGGCATACCCAAATTTCCCCAAAAGCAGTACCAAATATGGGACACAAACCTATAAGTAAACCTAAAAAGAACCTACACTACGAAAATGGTGATCTTGAAACAGCAGAAACGATCTACAATTTGATCTTAACTTTGAATCCAAAGCATCGAAAACCAGCTATGGAATCTTGGGCTAATGAGATCAGGTTGATGAGAGAAAAAGATAACTGCACTCATAGCGAGATACTAAGTTTATTTAGGTTTGCCAATAGCGATGATTTTTGGAAGTCAAACATCCTGAGTCCAAAGAAATTAAGGGATAAGTGGGATGTATTAACAATCAAGAAAGGCGATAGTAGACAGCAAGAACCATCAATATGGGTTTAAGGAGAGAGAAATGCAAAAGATTGATATTACGGATAAAGAGTTACTAGGTTTTATTGGGAAGCAAGAGAGTCAAGAAATTGGCGCATTTAATTCCTATGGCGATAGGTTACTAAAACAGTTGGAGGGTGGCAGTGGTTTGGTTGGCGATAAACTGCCTTGGTCAAAGACTCATAGCGCTGTGAGGCTAGGGCAGGGCCAGCTATCAATATGGTCAGGAATCAATGGTCACGGCAAGACACTTTTGCTGAGTAATGTTTTTACTTATTTAATGGCCAGAGGTCGCAGGTGTTTGGTAGCGTCAATGGAGATGAAGCCAGAAGAAACATTACAATGGATGTGCTCACAAGCAGCAGGCTGCTCACCATCAAGAGATTTTGCGCTAGGTTGGTTGGAGAGAATGAAAGAGGTAGGACACATTTATGATTGTTTAGATAAAGTTCCACAGGAGCGTGTACTGGGCCTTGTGCACTATGCTGGGCAAGAGCTTGACATCAACCACTTAGCGATAGATAGTCTAACAATGTGCGGCGTTGGTCGTGAAGACTACACAGCTCAAGGTGAGTTTGTTAACCAGTTGAGAGCAGCCGCTAAAATGTACAACATGCATATTCATTTAGTGTGCCACATGCGTAAAGGTTCAGATGAGAATGAGCAGGTCGGTAAATTTAGTATTCGAGGTGCCGGTGAAATATCTGATTTAGCGGATAAGGTTTTTGTAGTGTTTAGAAATAAGGCTAGAGAGAAAGCTATGGCGTTAAAAGATAATAATTTTGCCTTCGATGAAAAGTTTTTAAATCAGCCGGATGTTTATCTTAAATTAGTTAAAAACCGGCAAGATGGGACAGAGTTAGATTTTGGGTTATACTTTCATAAAGATAGTATGCAATTTACAAGCAAAGAAGGTAAGGCTATGCCTTTAGAGGGGAATGTAAGTGATTACTAATATGCATCAAAAAAGATATAACGAGGTTAAGGATCATCCAGTAAGAATTGATCTTTATAATCGAGTTAAAAATTATTCAGGAAAAACAGCAAAGCAATACGCTGAAGATATGGATAAACGTCCAAGTGATATAAATAGGCACCTAAGATCGATGGAGAATGGTGGATTGCTTTACAGTGCGCCGTTGCCAAAGAATACAAACGTACATGGATGGCACATTAACACGCTAGACATGGAAGCCAAGAAAACAAAAATTGTAACGCAACTATGGAATCGAAATTTAAAACTGTGACTACTAGCAGCCGAGCAGGTAAGACTAAAAACGTAGAGTGGAGAAATAACTTCATTAAAATTCACTCTGTCGTTAAGCGATTAGCGCCTATGTTTGGCTATGATCATAGCTCTGAGTGTTGGGCATCGCCACAAAAAAAGCTGATGCTATCAGTTATCGAGTTGGCCTTGATTGATAAGCACAACTGGGACCAGGTTATGATGCGCCAACCATCACAGGAAGAAAGGAATCTGATTAACAATGCTAAAGGCTATCTTGATGGAGAGCTTTGGCACGCAGAGGTCTGCGGAGTTGATTCTGATTACGTTAAAAGAGTTATTAAGGAAGAGGGTTTATGAATTTTAATGATGGTATGACTAGGAAAATGATAAAACTCTTAGATCATACGGAGCTAACAAATACTGAGATAGCTGAAGCAGTCGGAGTTCATCGACAAGATGTGGAAAAGTTTAAGCGCCGCAGGAATGAGCCTACATCGCTATCGGACGAGGAATTAGCTTGCACTCAGCCGACCGATGGCTTCCTATACTACTTGCGAGGTGGTAACGATGGAGTTTAAGGTAGCAGAAAAGTGTCAATTGCACGCAGCATTGCTAAATGCGCCTATTGAATACAGTAAAGACGGCTATATGGTCACAATTACGGCGATTAGCGCCGGAAAAAAGCCGAAAACTAAATCGCAAAGGGACGCTTTCCATTTATGGTGCGGTCTATTAGCCGAGGAATTAAATGATGCTGGCCTTGATCAGCGTGTTGTCCTTGCTGCGATGAAAGAGGGTTTTGAAATACCTTGGCAAAAGCTAACAGTTAAAGAAAATCTTTGGAAGCCAGTGCAAGCAGCAGTGGTAAGAAAAGCATTTACCGAGGATTTAGCGGTAGATGAGCACAATAAAGTGTACAACATATTGCACAAGTGGCTATCTGGGCTTGGTTGGCCTTGTCCAGCTTGGCCAGACCGATGGAATGCAGGAGTAAAGCGCAATGACTAATGTAATAAACTTTAAAGACCATATTGATCTGGATGGATTAAGTGAGTTTGAGGCAATATTACTGCAAGCGATAAGAGATTCGCAAGCGGTTGACTTTGATCCGATCCAATTTGTATTACTAGCGGTTTCACCGACCGACGACGAGCAAACTTCGCTTGTTTACAGCTTTAACCCGCACGACGAAAGTATGATGACAGCCATTGGCTACTTAACCACACTTGTAGCGCACGCAAATAACTTACACATGGAGGAATTAGGTGATGATTGATGAGACTTTACTAGAATTTTGCGAGACAGACGCGCAACGAAAGGCTGTTGAGGCTAGAATTAACACTAGAACGGCGCAGGAAGCAGCAGATTTAGTAGGTATCAGCCTTAGAAACCTGTACCAAAACATTGCTAATGCCAAAAAGAACGCTGCAAGGCGTGGCTGGTCGCCTGAGCACGATATGACTCGCACGGTTCCCGATGGTTTTGTCGCTAAAGGTGTTTCTACGCTATACGGCGATGACGGACAGGTAAAAATTCAGTGGGTTAAGAGCAATCTTGCACATGAAGAGCAGATACAGTCAGTAAAGCGGGCACTTGACACGTTTATTGAGTACCAAAAAGGTAAATCTCCGTTTGTACCTAAGCCGCAAAAGAAAATTAAGGGTAATGAGTTGGCCGTAGTCAATATTGGTGACTCGCATTTTGGAATGCTGGCAAGTGAGAGCATTAGTGGTGATGATTATAACCTGGAGATCGCTGCTCAACGTCATAAGGATGTGTTTATGCGGCTTATGAATAACGCACCAGACTGCGAAACGATAGTGATTAACCAGTTAGGTGATTTTTTTCACTCAGATAATTTTGAATCTACCACTACAAAGGGCACCAGAGTCGATACCGATGGCCATTTAGAGGAGATTTTTGCTGTTGGGCTAGAAGTGCTGTCATTTATCACCGAGGAAGCGCTGAAACGGTACAAAAAAGTAATTGTACGGCACGTTAAAGGTAATCATGACTCAGTGCTTAGCATAGCGATAAAAGCTCACCAGCAGGCATACTGGCGCAATAACAAGCGAGTCACAATTGAGATGAGCGATGCGCCCTGTTGGGTGTTTGAGTGGGGTAAAACTGCGTTTCTTGTGTCACATGGTCACGCACCTAAACCAAATAAGCTGGCTGAGTACTTTACAGCCAAATATCCTGAAATCTGGGGCCGAACTAAGCACCGATATTGTTATCACGGCCATATTCATAGCAAAAATACGACAATGGAGACCTATGGCGGGTGTATCACCGAATCGTTTGCCGGTTTGCCAAGTTCTGATAAATGGCACAATGAACAAGGCTATGTTAGCGGGCAATCTATGTGTTTGATTGTGTTAGATAAAGAAAAGGGCGAAGTTAGGCGATCTACTGAACGATTGTAGGCACTAGTCTACATCGTTAAATAGACAATCTATGAATTGGTCATAAATAACATCCTTCACAGTGTCGGAATTGCCCGCATGCAGGGCAGTTTCAATCTGCTGAATTTGATCTTCGCTAAACGTCAATACTGCGCGATCTAATATTGATCTAATGTAATTAGGTTCGCAATCTGTTGAAATTAGTGATCTTGCGCGGTGACTTAGGTCGTACCAGTTTACTGCTTCTATAGACATTGTATTCGCTCCTGTAATTGTCTGTATTCGATTCTACCAGTAAACCTGAGCAAAGTGCTAGGGCATAAAAAAAGCCCATTTAAGGGCTTTATAAGTTAAAAAATTTGTCTAGTGAGTCGTATATTATTAAAGCTAAACCGATTAAAAGTATATCTTTAAACAAAAGCCACTTTTTGTGATTCCTTAAATATTTAAACACTAAACCCCAAATTATTGGCATCAATACCAAGCTAAAAAGTAATTGCCCCATTACATAAGTTTATCTAAAATTAAAAACAAGCTCAAAAGCACTATTAGCATGAAAATATCTTCTTTCATTGTTCGCCCTCTATAGTATAGTCTAGGGAGTCGCTGTCCATTAAGTCTGTTAGGTGAGTGTAAACACTATCTTTTAACATGCCTTCTGTTAGCTCTTCTTTTGGTACATCAATGAACTCTAGCTCAATTAATACTTTCATTTTAAACCCTCCATTAGACAAATACCTCGGTTTCGATGTAGACGGTTAACCCATCGTGCGGCTTTTCTGTGACTATATACCCGATAAGGTTACAGTAATGATGACTTGGCCCAGTGATATACACTTGAGCGTTTTCGTCGTCCTCGTGGTCGTCATATGTTACAGACCATACGTGATCAACGCTTAATCCAGTTTGCTTCATTGCCTGATCGACGGTTTCAAAGTAATCGCCGCTAGGTAGTTTTATTTCATCAAATGGGAATTCAGTATCTTCATAAATCATTTTAAAACCTCCATTCCATTTTATCGATGATAATAGCCAGATCAACTAAGTACTGCCTTGCTTCGCTTTCTTCGTCAAAGTATGGCGTAGACTCGCTGGAGAAATTAATTTTATCAATGCCGCCAGATTCTAGCTGATGGGTTAGATCCTGATGATAATTTTTTAAATAATAATTTATTTGTTGTTGTGTTATTTCCATGACTTGCCCTCTCTTATGTTGTATTGAATGTATAACGCATCCTCATCTATAACAGGTGCGCACGGTTTAGGTTTAACAGTAGCCAACGCTATAGACTTGGCTATAGTCGCGGCATACTTGTCGTTATATTGCTTTATAGCGGCATCTGGTACGATTATCGGGCGCATCTAATTAAACTCAGCCTGATACAGTTTGCGGCCATGATCGATAATTGATCTGGCCACTTCAACATCAAGCGCGAAGTATTCCGCGAAATATTCGTAAGTCGCAAAATTGTTAAAGTATTCTAAAAACATATCCATAAAATACTGATTAGACTCTGATTGTTCCATTATTCGCACTCCTTTATTAACTATAATCTGCATAATAGGCCCACTGGCCATTTTTTAATTGCTTTCTCCATAGCTTAGGATTAGATAAGCCGCCCAACTTATAAAACTGATGCTTCCCTATTTCTTTCATTATTCGCACTCCTTTAAATTATTAGTTGTGCACTCGTTGCATATGGCCTCATTGGTGTTGTGGCTTCCCATCGGTTTGTGGCATTGTGCACAATCGATTATTATATGCGTGCGCCAGTTTCCAACCGAATAGCCTTCGTGCTGGTTATCACTATATAAAGCGTTTTGTAATTCAGTCATTTATTTTTCTCCTGATTTAATTTCTGTTAGTTGGTGCCTTGCTACTACCTGACGGCAAACTGTACCGCCAATTTTCCCGCGATAAACGCGCAACTGGTTAGGTATAAAATCTTTATTCGTGTGGTTGTGGTATATATGCCAAGAACCAATCAAGTCTAGCTCCTTGTGTAACTCAACTTTAGCGCTCGCATAAGTGTCCGCTATTTTGTAGGCGTGTTTTATGCCGCGTGATAAAAAATTGGCGGCTATTCTTGTGAATACCCGTCCGTCTTTGTGTCTTAGTTCAAAAATTCCATAATGATGCATTTTTCTACCCTCTGGCTATGATATCGGCTTGTTTTTTCTTAGTGCCATGGGCGCGAAAGCCAACAATAAAGTTTCTTTTTGAGTCCGCACAAAATGAATTAGCACAATTTCCGCACTTTACTCGGTCGCTCTTTTCACTAGGACAAGCGACAATTTTAACGCCGTCCACAGTCTGCACGTTAGGCGCATCAACTGGTAACACTGTTACAACCGGCAAACCTAGCTTTTTATATTCTATTGCCTGAGCTACATTGTTTGAGCTTAAATTAACAGTAAAGCCGCCATTATTGGCCGCTCTTAATGCTTGGACGTTTTCGGCATTCGGCTTGTAGTGGGTATACGTGAAGCCTTGCTTTTTTCTGTACTTGCTTGCCTGTGTCAATTGCTTTAATGATTTGTTGTCGATGTATTCGCCTTTTCCGCGCAGGTCGCCAGCTATATTATGTCGCCATAGTGCGCCAGCAGGTAAAGCTTTGACGTTATCAAGTAAACCTTGCCAATCGGTTCCGCGCTCGCCACTGGATACCTTGGACCAATGACGATTGACGTGAAAATTATCGGCATAGCATCCATTGCCCGCTAAGGGGCACGATTTGGGGCAGGTACTTTTATTGCTATACGTTTTGTATATATTGACTTTATTGGCTCCGCTTGGATTGTGGATAGAGTAATTCATTTTGTGGCCCTCTCTGGCTATTTCAAGTTATGACAGTCGCGACTATATAGCTATTAAATAACTATTGCAAGCTGGCTTTCAAACTGGTTATAATGGCGTGCGGCTACTTTTGGCCGCGCCATGGGAGGACACAGCATGAGTATTGTTAGAGAAATTCAGTACGATCTGGACAGCAAGAACGCCAACAAGCCAAAGGTACTAGCCACTTGGTTGAAAGCCTTAACTGATTATGAGCAGGGTATGCTGGCCGATAGCCGTTATCATCCAAGTCTTAACTATTTGATTGAAATGGAACCAGCACATCGTAATCATTATCATTATCAGGACTATATTAACCATATAGCCAGCATATTAAAGGACGACTTAGACCAGTCCATCAAAGCTGAACAGCTTCTGTTAACTCGTTTGGGAGTAACTATCAAATGATTACATTGAAAGAGAACCCTATCCCAAAGCAAGGAATTTTTGTTACACAAGAAAGCTTTAATGATTTGTCGGCGTTCTTGGCTGACACTTACGGCGGTAGTTCCGAGCAATTGCACGCTGCCATGTCTGCCATGATTTTTACTCTCAACACTTGCCATCAAGTTATCGAAACTCAAAAGGAAGCCAGCTAATGACAACCACAACAAACATTCATCACGTTACAAAGTTAAACACGTCAAACATTGATGCCAACTGGGTAACTATCGAGTACGAAACTGATTCAGGTGAGCACGGTTCAATTACGTTTTTTCCTAGCACGTTAACCAGCTCAACCGAGTTATTGCAACTATTGAAACAAAACATCGATTGCGACTTAGATGTTAGTGACGACCGAGTCTGCCATGATACCAAGTAAAGATTTGCATTATCTGGTATCAAGTCTAAGCTATTAATTCAACTAACCAAGGAGTCACACGACTGATCAACGACAACAACCACAGCAAGCGCAAACCTTTTACTATGGCAACCAAGAACGAAGATCTGGAACTTGAACCGTTCAGCATGGGAAGCTTCGCGGAGATCATTGGTTCTATGTTTATAGCTGGCAGCGTGCTACTGGTGTTTGTAGCCTATATTGATGGCCGTCTATTCTAGCTTTAACCCAGTCACTACC